TCGCAGTACAATGGTATAGAAGGAAAAGCTCACGGTTATTATAAGTTTGATGTATTAGACTTTGTATCAGCAGGGGAACGTGATCCAGACAGCGAAGGTGTAAGCGGAATCTCAGCCAGTAAGGCCCGTGCTGCAGCTGCCAACAACGATCTTGAAGCTTTCAAAGAAGCCACAGGTGCCGGTGAAGTTGCTAAAGAAATGTTTACGGCAGTACGCAAAGGTATGGGTATTAATGAATCTACAGATTCTTTAATTGAACTTGCCGACGACGAAGCCTATTATCGATTTATAGTGGCAAAAATAAAAACAGGACGAGAATTAAGTAGCAGAGAAAAAGAATTTATAAAAAGATATCATTTGTTTAAACAAACAGAAAATATCGAATAAAGGTCCTAAGCAAAAGAGATCATCATGAAAGCAAAAGAATTTATACCGGCAAGTAAACCTAGAAACTTTGTAGCGAAAAATCAAAAGACTGCAGGTGCTGGTGCGCACAAAGACATGAAGCGTGCCGAAAAGCAGGGCGACGTGAAACACAAGAAAGATCTAATTCCTATGGAAGGCTGGAGTGACGCAATGGTGTCTCGAAGAACAGGACAGCCACGCACACCTTATTCAGTTTATATCAATGGTCGGAAGTGGAAAGACTTTGAAAATGACGATCATGCTGAAGCAGTAGCAAACAAACTAAAGGCCAAGTTTAAAGCTGACAGACGTGATCCAGAAACCATTACTATTGCTCCTACAGAAATTATTACTGGTGAAGCAACTGCTTTAGAAAAATTCCGCAAGGCAGCCGATGAGCGGGAAAAGAAACACGCTGCTGCTGAGAAAGAAATGAAAGCTCGACATGCTCGCGGCGAAGAAGATATGAAAGGTAGTATTGATCGTTTAGAAAAACATTTAGATAAAAAATAATGGACGAGTTAGATCAAATCAAAAAGTTAGCAGGTATTAACGAATTTCGAGGTTATCAACCTTACAGCGGCAGTAACATAAGTATTACTGGCAACGAAAAAGGCGAACTTATGAAGAAACGTAATATCAAACCTGGAACTGACGAATGGTTTAAGTTATGGTTTAGTCTGCCTTACCTAACAGGAGAACGACCAGTATGATAGATATCACAGAATCGGCCAAAGCAAAAATATTAGATTTGTTAGCAGAAGAAAACAACCCTAAATTAGCACTGCGCACATTTGTACAAGGTGGCGGGTGTTCGGGATTCAGCTACGGATTTACATTTGACGAAGAGCAAGGTGCAGATGACTTTGAAATTCCATTGGGAGATTATAAAGTATTAGTGGATGCTATGAGCATGAGTTACTTGGCCGGAGCTTCAATAGATTATCAAGAAGATCTTCAAGGATCACAGTTTAGTATTAAGAATCCTAATGCACAAACTACCTGCGGGTGCGGATCAAGTTTCTCGGTATAGTATTATGGACAAGACACTCGCGGACTATATTTCAAGAACTATAGCTCGGCTAGAGGCTGAGAAGCAAAAACCAGTTGATACTAAAGAAAATCAATATCCGGTATATCCGGAAGATGACGAATCCGACACTCCCAAGAACCCCTATTCACCAGCATGAGAGCCAAAGAAATACAACCTAAGAAATTAGTTGTCTTTGATATAGACGACACATTAGTCTATACCCAGACCAAGGTGCATGTTGTCAAAGATGGTAAGGTGGTCAATAGTCTAAACAGTCACGACTTTACTCACTACAAATTAAAACCAGGTGAAAGTTTCGACTTTGGAGATTTCAGTAATGCTAAAGAATTTTTCGATAATTCTAAACCTAATATTCCGATGATGAATCAGCTCAAGAGAGATATCAATACCGGTAATAAAGTTGTTATGGTTACTGCAAGATCAGACTTTGATGACAAAGAATTATTTTTAGATACCTTCCGTAAATTTGGAGTTGACATCGATCGAGTGCATGTTTATCGTGCAGGAAACAGTAAACAAGGTACTACAGAAGAAAGAAAAAAACAAATTATTAAAACTCTATTAGATAAAGATGATTATACCAAAGCAATAATGTATGACGATGCTAAACCTAATCTGCATACATTTATAGAATTAAAAAAGGATCATCCTCGCACAAGATTCTATGCTTGGCATGTTAGCTTAGATGGTGATGCTTCTGAATATATGAGAGAAGGAATAGTTGCCGAAAAGAAACGCAGACGTAGATCGCGTTGGGCTGCTTACGGTCCCGGACCTTATGGAGGCTACGGATATTATGCTGGCTACAGTAGTGACGGTGGTAGTAGTGGGGGAGAAGGCGGTGGGGGAGAAAGTATTGAACATGAAAACTTTGCTGACGGTAAAAAACCTGGCCGCAAAGGATTGGCAAAACGCTCGGGTGTAAACTGCAAAGCCAGCGTTACAAGTCTACGTAAAACTGCTAAAAATTCGTCAGGTGAAAAAGCCCGTATGGCACATTGGTGCGCCAATATGAAATCAGGAAAAGCTAAGAAAAAATAAGTAGTTTTATGCTTCTGATAGATCATATCTATAAAAAACAACGTACAGTAGATCAATTACCTCGCAAAGGAAAACGTATTCCTATTGGTGATGAGAACTTTTGGCTGGGAGAATTTATAAGTTCATTTCCGGGCGGATATCAGCTATGGAGATTGCGACACGGCTTATTTTCTGGTTACAGTGTGTTTGATCCTGATAGTAGAAAGGTCGATTTATACCTCAGTGGTACAAGATTTATACATAATCCCTGTAGTTTACGTATCTATGGCATCTATGCCAGACCGAATAATCGTGTACGGGCTATCCAACTCTACGAATTTCTTATAAAAAAACTAAATGTAATTTTAATCAGCGATAAAATGCAGAGTCCGGGCGGCCAGCGAATATGGAAACAGTTATATAGAAAAAGATCTATTAATGTCTATGGATGGAATTTTAAAACAGACAGTTTTGTAGATATTTCAGGTAGTAGATTCAACGAAATATATATTACAAACAAACAGATAGAAAAAGCTCAACCCGGAAAAATACAGGATTTAAAAGGTCGAGCCAGCAATATTAGATTAGTGGCCTGTCCTGCTTGACAATATCAGCATAAATAACTATATGAAAATAAAAGATATACTGGAATCAGCTACTGCAGGTGCCACTTCTTCGGGCAATATTGCCACAGTAGTAAGCCCGCATCTTAGTCCAGGAAAGGCTCGTGGTAAAAAGAGCTATATAGGAGAACCGGGCGGGCCCGGAGGCACTAAAGCACCACCTCAACCCAAGCCCAAGAAACAAAAACCCACAGATAATGCCCTGAATATGAAGACCAATATATTCGGCGAAAACAATTTCATTAAAAGATAAATAACAATACGAACCCCAAGGACTCGAATATGGACTTTAAATCATTAATTACAAAAATCAGCAGTTTAAACGATGAAGTTAAAACTGTTGCTGCACCAGAGCTACCAAAAGCTGTGCAGCTAAATGAAGATGCAGAACTGCGTGTTTTAGCAGGAACTTCATCTTATATCACAGAAGCCAAGAAAAAAGCTGAAGAAAAGAAAGAAGAAAAGAAAGAAGAAGTTAAAGAAGAAATGAAGGTAGGAGATAAGAAGCCTTCATCAACTGGTGGCACTATCGAAAAGACCAAAACTGGCATCAAACACTCTGCTGGTAAAAACTACGGTGGTTCAGAAGAAAAAGATGAAGATGATATAGATCATCCTGCAGATAAAAAAGCTAAAAAAGCTAAAAAAGAAAGTATCGATCCTGAACAGTTCAAAGAAAAGTTTTCAAAGATGGTAGAAGCTAAAAAGTCTGATAAAGAAGACAAGAAAGACAAGAAAGATAAAAAGATGGATGAAGCAGCCAAGCCAGACTTTTTAGATCTCGACAAAGATGGCGACAAGAAAGAGCCAATGAAAAAAGCTGCTGGTGAAAAAGGTGGCGACAAAAAAGATGGAAAGAAAGGTATGAGCGCCAAGCAGGCCAAATACTTTGGTAAGAAAAACGAATCAAAAGTTCAATTAAAGAAAGTAGTTGCTGAATCAGTTGAACCAAAACTATCTTTTAAAGATATGGTTAAGTTAGTTCAAGAAAGCGGTGGTCAACAACAGATTGATCCAATTGACAAAGAATTATTTAATTGGGCAAACCGTGTCGCTGCAAGTAAGTTAGGCGAAGGCATGAAGGCAGAACTCTATGCTGGTCTAATCTATGAACGCAACGGTGGCGTATTCGAAATGTACGATGTACTAAGCGAAGATCAAAAGTAATTTAACCGAATTAGACTAAAGCCAGCAACTTAGGTTGACTGGCTTTTTTTATGACTATATAATGTTCATATAGGAGAATTATTATGCCAAAGATGTACGGTCCAGAAGAAAAAGCAAAGCTCGAGCGTTTGATCAACGAAGGCTCAAATGTATTACGTGAAGTAGAAGATCTCAACGAAGGTCTCAAAGAAACTGTGAAAGCTGTGGCAGAAGAACTACAGATCAAACCCAGCATCATAAGTCGTGCAATCAAAATTGCTCATAAAGGCGACTTCAAAGCACATGACGAAGATTGGAAAGAAGTTGAGGCCATTCTCGACATTACCAAACGCTTAGAATGATTGATATTTTACATGGCACAGTTAATTGGATCCGACAAGATTACTCAAGCAATAGAATACGTTTTTGTCTTGAGGTCTTTGCTTGGATTCTTTCTATTGGCTGCGCTGTCACTATGGCATTCACCGTTCCAACCCCACCTTTTATGGTTCTTTACCCTGTTTGGATATTGGGATGTGTTATATATGCTTGGTGTTGTTATAATCGTGGTTCCTTTGGCATGTTGGCTAATTACCTGCTTATGGTCACGATCGACAGCATAGCACTGATGAGATTGATAAGTAATTAATGTATAAGGTAGGCGAGGCCACAAACCGCACACAAGGTATTTGCAAGCCGTAAATTGCATAGGAGAAAAATTTGAGTTATGTAGACGCTTTCTATGATCGCGAAAACGACATGATCAATGTCGTTGAACGAGATAGTGCAGGACAGAGGCATTATAAAGAATATGCTGCCAAACACCTGTTCTATTATCAAGATCCCAAGGGAAAATTCAGTTCAATTAAAGGTGAACCTCTCACCAGAGTAAGCTGTAAAAATGTCAAAGAACTTCGAAAAGAACTTGCTATACACAGTAATAAAAAATTATATGAAAGTGATATTAATCCCATATATCGCTGTCTCGAAGATCACTATCTTAATTCTGATGCACCAAAATTAAATGCTGCATGGTTCGACATCGAAGTAGACTTTGATCCAGAGCGAGGTTATGCCAGTCCTGAAGATGCATTTATGCCCATTACGGCTATTGCAGTTTATCTTCAGTGGATGCAGACAATGGTCTGTCTGGCTATTCCCCCTAAAACTCTAAGCATGGAGGAGGCTACTAAACAAGTTGAAGAATTCCCCAATACCATGCTGTTTGATAACGAAGCAGATATGCTTGACACATTCTTGGATCTGATACAAGATGCAGATGTATTATCAGGTTGGAACTCAGAAGGCTTTGATATTCCTTATACTGTCAATCGTGTGACCAAGGTACTGTCAAAAGAAGATACCCGTAGATTTTGTTTATGGAATCAATTTCCTAAGAAACGTGAATATGAGAAATACGGCAAAGCTGCTGTGACCTATGATTTTATTGGTCGTGTGCATTTGGATAGTCTTGAGCTGTATCGAAAATATACCTACGAAGAGAGACACACTTATCGATTAGATGCTATTGCAGAATATGAGTTAGGTGAAACTAAAACACAATACGAAGGTACCCTCGATCAGTTATATAACAAAGACTTTAAAAAATTTATCGAATACAATCGTCAAGACTGTATGCTTCTTGAAAAATTAGATAAAAAATTAAAATTCTTAGATCTTGCCAACACACTGGCGCATGAATGTACAGTATTATTGCAGACTACTATGGGAGCAGTAGCAGTTACCGAACAGGCCATTATCAATGAAGCTCACAAGCGTGGAATGATCGTACCTAATCGACAACAACGTGATCCCAATGAAAGTACAGCGGCGGCTGGTGCTTATGTGGCTTTTCCTAAAAAAGGTATTCATGAATGGATTGGATCGTTAGATATTAACTCACTGTATCCTTCTGCGATTCGTGCCTTAAACATGGGTCCTGAAACTATTGTTGGACAGCTAAGACAGGATGGAACCAAAGATTATATTGCTGCGGAGATGGCCAAGGGTCGATCATTTGCAGGTGCATGGGAAGGTATCTTTGGCAGTTTAGAATATACTGCGGTAATGAGTCGAGAAGTAGGTCGTGAAATTACCATAGACTGGGAAGATGGCGGCAGTGACACTCTTTCAGCTGCACAGATATATGATTTAATATTTGAATCAAATCAACCTTGGATGCTGTCAGCCAACGGTACAATTTTTACCTACGAACACGAAGGTATCATTCCTGGACTGCTAAAGCGTTGGTATGCAGAACGCAAAGAGATGCAGGCCAAACTCAAAGAGTGTATTGCTGCCGGAAATAAAGTTGAAGAAGAGTATTGGGATAAACGTCAGTTAGTTAAGAAAATTAACCTCAACAGTCTCTATGGTGCTATTCTAAATCCAGGTTGCAGATTTTTTGATAATAGAATTGGTCAATCAACAACATTAACTGGCCGTGCTATTGCTCGTCACATGGCTGCTAAAGTAAACGAGATTGTCACGGGAGAATATGATCACGTAGGTCGTGCTATTATCTATGGTGACACAGACTCGTGTTATTTTTCAGCATATGTAACACTCAAGAAAGACATTAATTCAGGTGCATTGCCATGGACCAGAGAATCTGTAGTCGAACTTTACGATACCATAGGAGAAGCCGTCAATGACACATTTGTCAAATTCATGCAAGACAGTTTCCACTGTCCACGAACCCGCGGAGACGTCATCAAAGCAGGTCGAGAGATCGTTGCATCAAAAGGTCTGTTCATTACTAAGAAGCGATACGCAGTTCTCTACTACGACAAAGAGGGAAAGCGAGCAGACAAAGATGGGCAGGGCGGAAAGATCAAGGCCATGGGCCTCGACCTCAAGCGTTCAGATACCCCGGTTGTTATCCAAGACTTCCTAAGCGAAGTGCTGACTCGAGTACTAAATGGTGCTGAAAAAGAAGAAGTCTTAGAATATATCACTGACTTCCGTACTGAATTCAAGACTCGTCCTGGTTGGGAGAAAGGTTCTCCTAAACGTGCCAACAACATTTCAGAGTATCGCGACAAAGAAAAGAAAGCAGGCAAGACTAATATGCCCGGACACGTTCGAGCAAGTCTTAACTGGAATACTCTAAAGCGTATGATGGATGACAAATACTCAATGGCAATTACAGACGGTGCGAAAGTTATTGTTTGTAAGGTCAAAGATAATCCAATGGGCTATACAAGTGTTGCTTATCCTGTAGACGAACTGAGATTACCTCAATGGTTCAAAGACTTGCCTTTTAACGATGCTGAAATGGAAAATGCTGTTATTGATGAGAAGTTAGAAAATTTAATTGGTGTTTTGGAATGGGACATCAGTTCAACAAGGTCGGACAATACATTCAGTAAACTATTTGATTTTGAGTGAAATATATTTGCTTTTTAACCAAGATCTAAATATAATCTTAACATACATGGAGAAACATTAAATGAAAGATATCTTGCAGGACATAGTGAGCCATACACAAAATCTAGGCTTTCTAACCACAGTAAAAGTTACAGGCACAGACAAAGGAACAACTATCAACTCTATGGCCGATGATCGTTCAGTTATCATGGAGGCTGAGACTGCTAATCCATATCCTGATATGATCGGGGTATTCGGTATGCCGCAGCTTAACAAACTAAAATATTTGTTAGATGGTGCTGAATACAAAGACGATGCAAAAATTTCAATTACTACAGCAGAACGCAACGGTGAAACACTACCAGTAGGTCTACACTTTGAAAATAAAGACGGCGATTTTAA